TAGCTTGGTTAACAGTCTCTGCTGATGCCATGAATGAAAAGCCACTCCGTCTATTCTTGAGGTAGCACATTCCATAACATCGAACGTCTGCTTTGCAAGCTTCCCAGAATAAAAAGAATAATCTGTTTGCTTCCCTGAAGTCTGGAGCACCCACGTCGATTTTAGTCCACTGCAAGTACATATAATGAGACCCAGTAATATAAGTAGGAACATCTTTGTTATAGAACCAATAACCTTCATCGCGTTTGGTAAATTCTGTATCAATATATGCATTCCACTTATTTTTAAATTCATTCGGTAAATCTTTCCAATCAAATATCGTTTTTAACTTTGCAAGTTCTTTCGGATATTCTATTTTACTCCATTTATTATTTCCTTTATCTAAGTTCTTCGGTGCTGGAGGCAATGCTATTTTTAAATTTTGTATGCTATACACATCACCAATCTGTCCGGTCTTGCTGATAACAACCACGTCATGGTCCTTATCGTATCCGTATTTCCACTTTTTTGCTTTATTAAGCCTTTTAATCGTATTGATTTTTATAGGCTCTATAACGCGATATAATGATTGCTCGTACATTACTTAGATCTTCTTTCCGCAAAGCCTTTAAACGACTCTGCTCTTTCTTCTATGTTCTTACCTTCTAATAATGCTTTTTCAACTTCAATTCTATTTAAGATCTCAAATGCATCGAATATTGCGAGCTTTTTAGTGGCTGCAGCGTTCTTGAGTCGATCGGCTGACACATCATCATCAGTTTCAACAATCGGCTCTTTAGCGACTTTGATGAGCTCTTTGACTGCTTCATAACCAGCTTGGATTATATTCTGTTTCTGTTCCTTGACGTTCATACTTAATCGATATTGAATTAGTTAATACTCTATACATTCTTTCACCATCAACAATGAATTCATATTCACTCATTGGTGTGAAACCAACTAAATCTTCTTTTTGTATATCTTTAAGTTCTTTATCAACATACTTTATAATACCACGCAAAGGTATTTCTTTTTCAATAATATCATTTGATTCAATTGGTTTAACAAAACAATAACCTTTTGGCGCATGCCATTTACCGTTTCGTTTATATAAAAATATTTGGTCTTTATAAACAAAGTATTGATCTTCTTTATAATAGCTTTTACTATTTCTTTCTTTACCTCGCCCATCAAACCATCTCCTAAACACATTGTGATGTACAATAACTTCATCACCAACTTGTATTTCAGTTTCTTCTGATTTAGGTAATGACGTCACAATTCCAACACGACTAACATATCGATGATCGGAGATCTCTGTATTTAACAGGAGCTCCTGACCATCAATATATTTTTTATTATCGTATCTTTCGTTTTTAGGTTTAACTATAAAGTTAAATAAACTTTGCATTAGTATTCTAAGTTATATTCAACGGCTATAGCCATATTCTTGTTAAAATCTTTCCACGGTAATACTTCTTTTCCTTTTTTAATAAAGATAGAAAACTTATCAGTTTCTTCTACGATGTCACATATTGTGTGCCCACCATATACTTCTTGACCCACAGCGTAATGCATAGCGTCATTCTTATAGTCTCTACCTATACTAATTTTTCTTACCAGTGACATGATTTTATTCTGCCTTTAATACTTCTGGTCCTACAACTTCTTCTTCTTCGATTGGTTTATAGGTTCCATCTTGGATATTGATTTGAACTTTACCGTACTTTTCTTCAAGTTTAGCTTGGAATTTGCTTAAATCAGATTGAACTTCAGCAGCAGCATGATTAATTTGATGCTTTTGCAATTCAAGGTTTCCAATTTGTGCTGCAGCGTTATTTAGTTTTCCTACATAACCTTGCAATTCTTCTAATTGTTCTTGGGTAATTTTGTTTTCACTCATGGTTTTAAAATTAAAATTAAATTGTTAATAAATTAAATTGATTATTCGGGCTGCTGTACTTCTTCTTCAGCTGGAGCCCATGGCATTTCTGCCTCTTCGTTTTTTGGTGTTATTTTATCGCTAATTGCTTTTTCAATCACTTCATTCATGTGATCAACTGGGTGATTAGCTTGTGCCCATGCAATTACATCCGCTTCTGTTAAATTAGCAAGCGCTGTAAAGTTTTCTGAATCAGGTGCACCAATTGGACAAGCGCCATTAAAAACAGCTTCTTCTCCAGAATCAGCATCTGTACCTTTATATTCAAAGTTAACGTGTGTGATCACATCTGACAATCCGTCAAGTGATGGTGCTTTTTTCATAGCCGTGATCTTCCATTCATAAGATAAATTCATAATTTATTTTTTAATTGTTTGTGTTATAATTTATTATTACTTGTTTTACTGATTTTCTAAAGTTTCTATTCTTGACTTAAGATCATCAATAATGGTTTGTTGCTCTTGTATTGCTTTTGTTAAAATAGGTATCATTTTTTCATATGTTATTCCAAAATGATCTTGCTCTACATTCCTATCTACAACTAAATTTGTTTTTGTAGCTACATCATAACCATAAGATTTTTCCACTTCTTCAACTTCCTGCGCTAAAAATCCTAATGTTAATTCCTCTAATTTATTTTCACCAGTAGGTGTTCTATCTTCATAATCAGATCTTTTATCCCATCTAAATGTTACTGGGTTTAATTGATTAACAAAATCTAAACCTATGTTTATAGGTGTTATATCTGTTTTATCTCTCGCGTCTGAATTTACTGTCCAACTAATTTGTATATATGCGTTTGTATGGGATTCGTTACCCATATGTATTTGGTTACTGCCTGTAGTTATTCCTGCTATAGATTGTGGCGTTTGATAACCTGTTCTACCTGCATTGTGACCAAACAGCAAGTTATTACTGCCAGAAGTTACATTGTAACCAGTAGCATCACCCATTGCAATATTATTACTACCTGATGTTAATGAATACAACGATGCATACCCAAATGAAAAGTTACTATCCCCTGAGCTGTTAGAAGCTTGTGAACTATGTCCAATTGCTGCGTTATTACTTGAATTTGATGTTGCGCTGCCTAATGTTCCAGAGTTTCCAAAAGCAAAATTTTGTGCGCCATTTAAATTTCCACCAGATTGTAATCTTGATATTGTAGATATATTATATAAACTAACTGAATATAAATTACTATTGCTATCTGGATTTGCATAATATCCTGTATTAGTATAATCATAATATATAGGTGCCCTGTGATCACCAGTTGAAATAGCTGTAGTTCTTAAATAAATAGTATTGGTTTCTCCTACATACATACTACCTGTGCTACTAGTGCTATAATGATGTGGTGTTTCAAGTACATAACATGAAAAATCCCATCTAGGTGTGTGGTTTTGATGCTTAATTAATTTTAATGAATGCATTACAGATAAGCCTGCTGGATCTGTATAATAACCTGTATTATCTGAATCATAAAATATAGGTGCTCTAAGCGAAGCATTACTTTGTAAGATATAACCTGTTGTATGATTTTTTTCATTAGTTAAAAAATCAAAAGGCCCTCTTAGTGTACCCCCCTCTCTTCTTGAATACCTTGGTGAATCCCAAAAAGGAAAAGCAATCATTGTATGGTAATAACTAGAACCGCTGCCGTGATTACCTATAAAATAATTATGCCAACCACTGAAAACATCAAAACTTCCGCTAGTTTGGTGAAAAGTAAAGTTTCCGTTACCATATCCAGTTATTGCTACACTATTTGAGCTACCACTAATAGATCCTGAAATTTGTTGATTTACAGTAAGCCCATAGATATTACTTGTGCCATCAGGATTTGTATAATACCCAGTATTGTTTGAATCATAGAATATTGGTGCTCTCATAGAAGAGGACGACTCTATTAGCCCCATGTAATGATCAGACCAGTTATTTGAAGCTCCAGCTCTCCATTTCCAAGTTGTTGGTGTATGACCACCTGCGCCATTATTACAAGTTCTATAATTGATATTTATCTCTGTGTGTTGAGCACCAATCATTAATTCTGCTCCGTAACCTTTAAGCTCTAAAGTATCATAAGCGTGGTTTCTACCTATTTGCGCAGCACCAGAATTTGTACCAGAAAGAATACCATTAAAATCAATAGTATGGAGTTGAGATAAGCTATTTGGATCCATATAATAACCTGTGTTATCATAATCATAAAAAATTCTAGCTCTTACATCACTAAAGTTAGTCGCTGAACCATTTCCACCATTAATACCACCATATAGCCAGTTATATCCTGCAGAATAAATTCCACTTGGATGCCATGAAGCCGAACCAGTACCACCAACATTTCCATTTCCTTGATATTGATAAGCTACCATTGCATAAGTATTACTTGTGCTATTAGCATTTATATAATAATTAGTATCATCTGAATCATAAAATATTGGTGCTCTAAAATCACCACCTGCTTTTCCAGTACCCACTGTAAAAACCTCACCATCTGTTTGTATTCTAAATTTTTCTGAATTATTATATGCAATACGAAAATAATCACCAGTGCCATTGTCAACTAATACATTCCATCTATTACTACCGTCAGACGAATATAAATTTAAACCATCATCCCACCCAGATCCACTAGCTATTAGATTTGTTTTTCTAATTTGTGATGTACTATTTGGGTTTACATAATAATTTGTATCATTATAATCATAAAGTATAGGTGCGTGTAAATCTGTGTGTGACTTGTTAACTCCACTAACATTAAACTGAAATATAACACTACCCATATCTTCACTATCATAGATTCTTATACCACCATATTGAGATTGTGCACCCATTCTAATACCTGTATGCCACCTAAAATCTAACTTATTATAGTTACCTCCGTAATTTTCTAAATTAGTACCTATGTAGTAATTATCTTGAGCATCAGAATTTCCGCCACCAAACATTAATTTTCTACCTGTATTTGAGTTATAAGCATTAATTCCTCCATGCCCACCTATAATTAAATATCTTTCATCACTAGGGGTACCCAACCACCAACTGCCTCCCTCTAATATACCATAACCACCAGAATCCCAATATCCAATATATCCTTTTACAGTACTATTACCATCTCTTATTATAATACCACCAAGCGAAGTACTTCCAGATTTAAAATTTAAGTATTGATCATTTCCTTCTTCATAAAATCTTACGTTGTCATTAAAGTGTAATTGGGATACATAATCTATTGAACTATTGTTCATATCAATAGCTCCAGTCATAGTAAGAGAATACCCTGATTGAATAGCAGTACCTCCAATAGCAACCTGACCTCTTATTAAAACATCATTGCCACTTTCACCAAGGTACATAGTTTGGGAACCCGTATCCCCATACCAATGTTGTGCTTGTAATACATAAAAAGCTGTATCATATCTTGGGGTAGCTTGAGCTGAGGTGGATTGTATTATATGTAAAACACTTGTACCACCTGGGTTTATATATCTAGATGTATCATCTGAGTCGTAAAATATGGGAGCTCTAAGATCGCTGCTTGCTTGTAAAA